TTGGGACACGGCCCTTGTTATATTTATTAATGAACTTATACTTATAAACAAATATAAATTCTGTTAAATATCTACCTCATCCATATTTAAATCTACGGGATAGAATATTTCTCTTTCTTTTTTAGTCATTAGTCTTTTGTTACTAACGCATATTCTTAATATTTTAACTAACTTTTTTAAGTCAGGTAAAATTGTTGTTATATGAAAAGTTTCAAAATGAAACCTTTCTAATTTATTTATAGATAAATATTTTTTTCTGAGATTATCTAACTCATTTTTATATTCATTAATCATATAATTTATCCAATCTACTTATTAATGTATCATAAGCCTTAGTTGTGTTAGGTGCATAATGTTCCATTAGTTTTCTTTCCACTTTTCTTACTATAGGATCAGGATGTTTCATTGTAGATACATACTCAGCAAACGATTCTTTAATCATAGAATCACTCAACAAAGTATCATCATCAAGTCTGCCAATTTTTCTACGATCTAAATAATATGACAAATCATGACCATCACCTATTTCGTTTCTAGTAATAGAACCAACATAATCATTAAATTTAGTATTAAAATCAAGATCGTAACCCTTACCCCCACCTGTAGGTAACATCATTCTTTCATTTATTTTAACCTTAAACTCAAAAAGATCTTTTGAAGTTGGGGTTGTATAAATATAATTTTCTTTCCTAACATCTTTTAAATAATACATAAGATCATCATCACTAATACCTGGTATCTTAGGTTCTTTTTTAACTAAATCATCATAGTACTTATTAATTGCAATTTTATCAGTAGGGTTCTTAACTGCTTCTTTCAATTCTCTTTCAGCAGCCCTTGCTCTATTGGTTGCAACAGCTCTACGAGATGGTGAATTAGATCTTAATGTTTTATAATCAAGTGCAATATCATCACTTGCTAATTCAGAAAAAGTTTGAGGCTGAAAAACATTATTTTTTATACCTCTATTTTCTGGTGCAAGTTTTAATTTTATTGCATTTGGTACACCTAATTTACTCTTTTTAGAATTAACAAATTTATCAGTAGAAAAACCTTTAATAAGTTTTTTAAATTTATCATCATCCTTTATTACATCTTCTAAAATTCTGTAATCAAGTCTATGAGCATATTCATGAACTATAGTAGTTTGTCTATGAACTTTTGATCTACCCTTAATAGGGCCAAAATTTATTTCATCGTAACTAATAACGTCAAATGTTCCAGGTTTATATTTTTTACGTGTACGAATATAATAAGCATTCTCTCTATTAATAGCTTTACCAACAGCGGGTATAGAACGTATTAACTTAGAGTACACATCTTGTTTATCACCAAAACCCTCTTTTAAAGCCCTTAACTCTCCTCTAGTAGTATCACCAAATAAGTCTTCAACAAAAACAGGTTTACTAACTGTTTTACTAACTATTTTCTTAACAGGTTTAACCTTAACACCATTAAGTAATTCATCTAATCTACCAACAGATACTAACTTACCGTCTTTTGTACTAAATTGACTAAACTTTAATTTACCAGTATTAAATATTTCAACTCTACGTCTGTTACCTAATACAGCTAATTTAAAATTATCATCCTGTTGTTTAAAAAAATCTTCAAACTTAACCTTAGAAGGCACTTGACCGTTAAAAGACGCTCTTGTACCGCCCTTAACTTTACTTAATCTTCTTTTACTAATCCTAGAACTTTTTGTGTTCACTAAATCTTCATGAGACTTAACAATAGGTATAGTAGTAGATCTACAGTTAAAATGTTGTGGTGGTCTAACACCTCTTTTATCACCTAATCTAAATACTTTACCATCTAGATTAGAACAAATAAGAGAAGTCCTGGAATCTAATGTTGCCACATATTGATAACCATCAATTACGTCTTCATTTAACTTATATGTTGCATTAGATATATTACTTGATGTTTCAGTTATAGCAGTTCTAGATAAAGTTTTTAATTGAGCACTTGGTAAATCAATAGAACGGCCTACATTATCAGCTATTTTATTAACAGCTAAGTTATCAATCATACCCCTTTTAACAACATCTTTAATACGTCTTTGTTGTGATAGACTTATAGATGCTATTTGTTCAGAATAAGTTCCTGCTGAATTAATTATTAAATCATTAACTTTCAACCCAGTATATACTTTACTTCTGTAAACCTTACCTAAACTTTGTTTTAAAGTATTACTATGAAATTTAGAACTAGTACTAGCTAAAGCTTTTAGTTCTGTAATTCCATTTCTGTATATTTTACGATATGTCTTACGTGTCTCTAACGTTAGGGCACGGTTTAAAGCATTTACACTTTTATTACCGTTCTTTAACGCTGAAGTTACTAATCGTTTTTTATGGGATGACATGACTTTTGTTAAATCATTATCTAGTTTCTTTTCGTAAAGACTTAATAGAGCACGGTGTTTCAGCTCTCTAGATAGTATATCATCGTTTATACTCATTTAGTTCCTTAATTAGTTCTTAGATTCATTTTCAAATGTTTTATCTTCCTCTTTTGATGATTCAGTTGGTTTATTCATTTCATCAGATATTCTTTTTGAATAGGTAGCTGATAAAATGTTTAATTTATCTAAATCAATAGATGTTAACATTTTTTTATTATTAATATCAGAAAGTATTGCTATATTATTTATAACCGTATTTGGTAATTCACTCTCTTTATAATCTTTACCATCAATATTAATTGTTCTTTCTTGAACTTCATTTTTATTATCACTCATTTTATTTTCCTTTATTATTATTATTTATATTTACGTCTTATTTTCTTCTTTTTCTTCTTATCGTCATCTTTTTTCTTCTTACTCTTCTTACTTCGCAACAACATCTTGCCATCTCCTTACCTCTTTTTCATTTTTATACAACTACTACCCTTACCTCTTCGGTAACCTTTCCAACAAGATTTACCTTTATATTTTTTCTTTTTGTAAGCCATTGTGATTACCACTTTCTACAAGACCAATATCTTGCTTTTGTTTTAGGGCCAGGAGTAGAACATTTATGTCTTGCTCTAAAACTTGCCCTTGCTTTAGGATTAGATTTTCTAATCTTCATCCCCTTTTGACCAAAGTTAACTTTCACAACATTACCATTTGCGTTACGAACGAAAACTTTAAATTTTTTAACGTCACCCTGCATAGGCTTATTAAGCTTAACAGTACGACCTTGGTATTTTGCCATTTTAAGTATTTTCCCCCTTATCTTCAAAACACATAAACTTAACATAAAATTTATTTGAATTAACAGTGGGTTTACCAAATGTATTTAATGTATCATTTGATAGGTTGTACCCATTTGTTATACAGCTATAGTAATCTTCAAATAAAAACTCATGTTTAACTTCTTTAAAACATTTTTCAGCAGTACCCGAACATAACATTAATATTAAAATATATTTCATTATTTAACCCCATAAACTTCCTGTTATAGTGCCTTTATTATATTCAGTTGCTCTACTTTCAAAAAAGTTTGCATGTTCAACACCATTAATAACCCAATCAAGCCAGCTTAAAGGGTTTTCTTTAACTTTATAATTTGGTTTTAATGACAATTGTAATAATCTTCTGTCTGCAATATATCTTATATATTTTTTAACCTCTTCAGATTTTAAACCCCTTATTCCACCCATGTTAAATGCAAGATCAATAAATTTATCTTCTAAATCTACCATATCTCTAGCTGTTTGGTATATTTCAGATTTAAATTTTTCTGTCCATACTTCAGGATTTTCTTTTATAAGTTGATGGAATAATTTTATCATACCTTCAACATGATGTGTTTCATCTCTTATTGACCAGGTAACTATTTGACACATCCCTTTCATACGACCAAATCTTTGAAAATTAAGTAGCATAACAAACGATGCAAATAATTGTAAACCTTCACCAAAAGCACTAAAACAAGCAATATCTCTTATAAGACCCTCTACCCCAGTGCCTTTAGACTTAAATAGATAAGCATGTTTATCAGACATCTCTTTGTACTCTTGGAAAGCCTTATAATCAGTTAATTGTGTTTCACCAATAGTGTCATTAAGTAATGAGTAACTATGTGCATGATTAGCTTCTGAATTAGCAAATGAACTTAACATCATTCTAACTTCAGGTGGTTTAAACTTAGGAATATACCTATCTAAATAAGCTTGAGCAATATCGACATCCCCTTGAGTAAAGAATTTAAGAATATTACTAATAAGACTTTTTTCTTCGTCAGTTAATCTTTCATTCCAATCTCTAATATCTTCATGCAATGGTACTTCACTTGGTAACCAATGCATTTTTTGCATCGTATCATAAGCTTCAAACGCCCATTCATAATCAAATGGTTTATAATGTGTTCTTGTCTTAAATAGACTCATATTTTATTTCCTTTATCCCTCACAAGCTAAACAATCAGCTTCAGGTATTATTGTTCTTTCAACTTTTAATGATACAAGTTCAGCCCTTTTAATAGCTTCACTTCTACAATAGTATAATGTTTTTAATTTTCTTTTCCAGGCTAACATATGTATATCATGTAATTCTTTTATATTTACATCAGCTGGTACAAATACATTTAATGACTGACCTTGACAAATAAACTCTTGTCTATCAGCAGCATGTTCAATTATCCATTGTTGGTTAATTTCGATCGAAGTTTTAAATACATCTTTTTCGTAATCTGACAGATCTTTGATATGCAATACCGAACCACGGTTAGCAAGAATAGAAGTCCACGTTTTATCATTGTTAATTCCTTTTGTTTCTAATAATTTTTCTAAATGTTTGTTCTTTACTAAAAAAGATCCAGACATTGTTTTTTGTACATAAGCATTTGCTCTATAAGGCTCAATGCTTGGTGAAGTAGTTCCACAAATAATTGAACTAGAAGCATTAGGTGCAACAGCTAGTAAATGAGCATTTCTCATACCAGTGCCTTCCATGTCAGGTGCTTCCCCTCTTTTAACTGCTAATCTTTTAGATTCAGCAACAGCTTCAGATTTAATATGTTTAAATATATTTAAATTCTTAGCCTTAGCTAAAGCAGATTCAAAAGGTATATTACATTTTTGTAAATAAGCATGAAATCCCATAGCCCCTAAGCCAATAGATCTTTCTTGTGTAGCAGAATACTTAGCCCTAAATACATTATCAGGAGCATTTTCAATAAAACTAGTTAATACGTTATCTAAAAATCTAACTAAATCAGGTATAAATAATTTATTATCTTTCCACTCATCATATGTTTCAAGATTAACACTTGATAAACAACATACAGCAGTTCTATCTTGAGCAGTAGGTAATGTTATTTCAGTACATAAATTTGAATGATGTACTTTTAATCCTAAATTTTTTTGTGTTTCAGGTAATGCATCATTGATATGATCTATAAATGAAACATAAGGTTCACCAGTGGCTACTCTATTCTCAAGTATTTTCTGCCACAACTCTCTTGCTGATACTTTTTTAATTATCTCTTTTGAATGAGGATCTATTAAATTCCAGGTATCATCATAAGTAGGTTCAGATATACATTTATCAATAAGTTCCATAAATTCATTAGATATATTAATACCATGATGTAGATTTAAACATTTTCTATGTATATCACCACCAGATGGTTTTCTTATATCTAAAAATTCATTTATCTCAGGATGTGATATATCCATATATGCAGCATAACTACCTCTCCTAGTTTTACCTTGACTAAAAGCCATTATTTCTGAATCAACTACATGTAAAAACGGTATAGTACCAGATGATTGAGATCCACCAGAAGTCATTGTTCCATCAGATCTTACATCACCCCAATAGCCACCAATACCTCCACCTATTGACGTTAGCCAGGCGTTTTCAGTATAATGACCAGTTAAACCTTCTCTACTGTCACCAACATAATTTAAAAAGCATGAAATAGGCATCCCTCGACCCGTGCCTCCATTACTTAGAATAGGTGTTGAATACATGAACCACATTTTTGAGGCATAATCGTATATCCTATTCGCCATCTCCTCATTATCTGAATAAGCTTTTGCAGCTCTCATAAATGCTTCTTGTGGTGATGTCTCTTCGGGTAAAAGATATCTGTCTTTTAATGTTGTTTTACCAAAATCTGTTAGTAAATTATCTCTATCGTTTATTATCATATTATTCATTACCTTTATAATTATATTACCATGTAAGCTTTAGCAGCTAGTACAGTAATAGAAGCTAAGTATATTGTTAAAAATATAAATAGTGTGTATTTCATTTGCTTTCTTAAATATGGCCTCCTTGATATAAAGCCAATATTAACATTAGTGTTAGTATAATCGTATTAAATTGCCACCATCTCATACAATCCTCCTAGAACTTATAATTAAGCCTCCTCTTCGTCTTCATCATTACTTTGTTGAAGTGAAGATAATTCTTTTTCATATTGTTCTCTTGGTGATATTATTCTATCATCTTGTGAAATTTCATCTTTACCTGTAACATCATTATAGTCAGTTGGTAAAGCGTCATTGTTTTTAGCAATCTCAATAAATGTAGATCTAGGGATTAATCCTCCAGAATACCATTCTGTAATTAATCTCATCCAATCAGCACCCCTAGGTGCAGGTGTAAAGTCAGAAGATAAATTAAATCTTATATCAGTTTCAGAAATATTTATGTCATATCTCCAGTTAACCATATGTTTAATAATCTTTTTCATAGACTCAGAAACTTTTGCATTTAATGTAGCAAGTGCTGCATTTTGAGATGCATTTCTAAGTGATAAAGCTACACCAGATTGATCGGAGTTGTTAGGCTCTAGGCTTAACATCTTCACACCAATTCTAGTTAACTCATCATAACCATTCTTAATAGCTGCTTCCATATCTTTTAAAGCATCTGTAGGTGTTTGTAATGTTTCAACACTGTCATCTTTATTAACAAACATCCAAGTACCTAATCCTTGTCTTACAAGGTCGTTTTTTTCAGTATCTGATAATGAATCTGACTTAACTACAGGTGTATATGTTGCGGATAAGTATAATAAATGGTTTCTTCTTGATATTTTATTGTATAAAGCAATTTCTCTATTAACAATAGCTGTCATCATAGGGTCAACAGTTTCAATAGATCCATTTAATGGGAAAAATGGAATGTAATCCATTCTATCACCATTCATAAATAAATTTGTGTTAGTTCCTTTTGCAATCCACTCATCTGTTAATTGATCAAAATTATAATCAATACCACCATCAATAAATGAAGGAGTATCTGATGTATTTCTTACAAATGTATCAATATTATATAATCCATTATCATCTAATCTGTGTACTTGTACAGTATCCACATATTTAGGATGATACGGAGATGTTGGATCGTCTTCTAGTGTAAAATATCTTGTTATAAGTTGATTAAGTTTAACTTGTCCTTTTATATCTGTTTGTACAGACCAGTTAACAATGTTTTCTGCTGTATGTAATATAGGATAAGGCTTAACTTGTCTTCTGTCTTCGGGAGATAAGCTATCTAAATCAACCATAGGGTAGTCTATTTGTACCCATGCTCTTGAAGTTTGTAACTCTTCCCATAAAGCAGTACCTAAAAATGATATTAAATTAGATTTATCACTACCTACTTCTTCTAAAATCCATGATTTAGCTTCTTCAGGTGCATTATCTATTTCTAATAATGGTTGTTTACGTAATAAACCTCCAACAATCATTTTTGCAAATTCTGATGTTACTCCAGGGACTTCAGCCTCAGCTTTGTAGAAATCATACTGTGATTGAGTCATTGTAGGATTGAAAGGGAGTAATAAGTTATCAGAACTTGGTACTGTATCGAAATCTTTTGTATATGAAGGCCCTTGGATAACGGCTCTGTTACGTTTCCATTCGTTTACTTGAGACAGATACTCATCATTTGGGTATCCAGGCCCTTTTGTTGTTCTACCTGATTTAACAAGTGAACTATTTGTGTATTTAATTGACATTTTGTGTTTCCTAAAACGTTAGTAGAAGCAACACGGTTGGCTTCAGGTTAAAATAAGTTTTGATTGGCGTATTCCCATATCGAAAAAAGTTTTGTTTGCCCAAATGTGTGTTTGGACAAGCGGAGATCTCGGGGAAGGGGGTGCTACCCCCAAAGCCTACAGCCCTAAGCTAAAATACTCTACTCCAGGGTGTAATAATACTACTACCCCCGCCCCCTAAAGCCATAGGCCAGGGTGACTAAGCTGCATAACGCCATAAAGTTACGTATAACTTTGTTGGCTTAAGGCTTTAGGCGGTGTTAGTTTAGAATAATTCTAAAAAACTTTTGGCTGTGACAGGGTTATTTGGTTACCCCAGGACATAATCCTAGGACACAAATGTATTGATTTTATTAGTCTTTTGGTAATCACGTACGCTGTTTGATACATTGATTAAACTGATAAAACAATACCCCTGCTGTATGATTTGTAACATATACCGCCCC